TAGCAACAACAGCACCACGTCGCTCATATCCGTTTGTGGGAAGGATAGCAGTGATACGGTATTCGGTTGTACCGTCAGTCCACGTGTCTCCAACTTCCATGGCAGCATCAAAAGCACCAACGATTTGGTAGTGCCATTGGTGGATTCGCGCTCCATCACTTGGAGTGAGAGCGCCAGAATCGCCTACTGGCTCTAATGAAAAGTTTTGTGGTGGCCTATCGGCTTGTGCGTCATTGTCATACACCCCACCAGGCTTCTCAGTGCGAAGACGTGGCGTTAAAACGATAGGGTAACTATCGATTCCAATTGCAACAGCACTGGCCTTCCGCAGTGCGTTAAGCAAAGTTGCTTTCACACCACGGCCTTTCTATTTCACCGAATCTTATTGGCCTGCCTGCACCAATAGCACCAATCTTCTGTGGCTCCATGGCGTCAGGATCATTCGGGTTTGTCTGAATGACCAAATCCCAATAGTCAAGCATTTCCCTAGCCTGCCTATGGATTTGAGTCAGTGGCTTATTTACATCTAGGTATTCAGCGGTTTCCTGCACTCGCTGGTACCAAAAGAACCGCACAGCCCTGGCTGGACCGATTGCCATCGAAGACATAATCTCCGTAACAAAATCATCGGTCCAGCCATAGCCACCGTCATCCACCGATTGCTTTGCAGCATCCGGTAAATAACGGTCGACTAGAGCAATTTGCTCAGCTGTGGGTACTGTCGGCATCTCTTTCCGCCTGTAGGTTTTCGGCTAGTGTTGCACGGAGATCCGTTTCAGAGCCTTTGGGATTTAGCCCTCGCTTGCGTAAGACGTCCTGCAAGCCCTCGATATCCAATGCCACTACGTAGTCGTAAATGTCCTTATCAAGTTGCAACTTAACCTCTTCAGGCTCAGGCGCAGAGAAGTCTTGCCCCTCGTGCTGACCTCCTGGCCCAAAAAGCCTGTGGTTCAACTTAACTTGGCTATGTCGCCCGCGAGACTTTTGGTATGCAGCCTCTTCTGGCGTCCAGAGATGATCGTTTACAATGATTTTGGACATTATGCCTGTTCCGGAGGCACGCTTCCATCACCAGTGTCACCCGTATCGCCAGTGTCACCACCAGTATCTACAGGAGGCGTAGTGTCACCACTGCCGTCATCCGGCGGTGGAACATCTACTGGCGCATCAGGATTCAAGTCATCAAGAGCCTGTGCTCCCTGCGCCGCACTATCCACTGCACCACTAAGGGCAGTCAGATCAAGCGCAGGGTTTGCATCCTGAAGTGCCTTAACTTCAGCCTTTACCTCGTCAAGAGCCTTATTCTGCTGCGTCGCAATTGCATTAACGCGAGCAGTCAAGGCATCAACATCTGCCTGTGTTGCCATTCTGCTTTGGTTCCTTTCAATGGCGTTGAGTTTACTGAAGATTGAGAAGAGTGGTCCAGCGAAAACAAACTCTAAAACTTTCCTGCTTTCAGACATCTGGACCACTTCCTCTCAAATCCGTTGCTACGCTACGAGATCCGTACCGCGCATGTACTTATCGGGAATGACGTACGAGCCTGTCCCGAGCATCATCACCACGGCACCACCGCGCTGACGAACACCAGTGCCAAAAGCCCTAGTGTAGTAAGACTCAATCAGCGGGTAACGCTGATCATTGCCAGGAAGAATGCGCAGACCACGGTAAACCGGGTTTGCGTGCTCCCTTAGTCCCACTAGGTTTTGCAGGTTGCCAGCGCCACCGGCTCCAAACATCAGGAAGTAGCCATCAGGGATAAACGGTTGCTCGATGATCAGAATGTCATCGTAGCTACCGGAAACCCGTAGACCCTGCCAGAAGTCAGGAGGCAAAGTGCCGATAAGCCCTAGCGGGCTATCAAGATATTGCGCTGGCTGACTACGGGCTGGAATGAAGTCGTAGTTGGCCTCTACGGTGTTCTGGTTTACAACACCCATTCGCCACTTGCGAGCCTCTTTGACCTGATTACGGTTCATCAGACAGATAATCTGCGTACCGTTTTCGATGCTGTAACCGTGCTCCTGCAGGTTATCGTAAGCATCCTCAACATCGCCCGAATCGATGATCGAATGACCACTCACCATGTAGTGATCGTGCGTGTCATCAAAGGTGGTCTCTCCGTACGGAGGTGGCACAGTGCCATCGTCGTTGTAGAGAGGGTAAACCGGATACGGGTTATTGCGAATGTCAGTTTCGCGATTGCGGTTATCGAAGATGGCTTCCATAACCTTTCGGAACACAAGCCGTTCGTCCGCCTGCAGCAACGCGTTGTTGACTGCTCGTACCTGGCGAGCGTCCATGTCTCGCAACGCCTTCCAGGTAAAACGAGTCGCACGATCATAGTCCTTGAAGTCAAATCCAAGCTGGAAGTAACCAAGCTTCAAACGTGCGCCTTCCGGCTCACCAAACTCGGAGGCTTCCTCGAATGTTGCTTCGCCAACCTGCGGAACTTCCTCAATCTCTTTGGTAACGGGGTACGTCAAGAGACTGACAAGCTTATCACGGCTTGTGTTCCAAACTGATAGCGCTAGTAGGGCTTCGTCCCACAACGCATTCAGGTCAACATTGTCATTGGTAGTGTAGACAATATCCCCTTCAGTGAGCGTACCACCGGGAAAGTCTTCACCACCAAAAGGCATGCTTTGCAGCATTCCTCGTTCAATAAGCCACTGCATTTTCCAGTCGGCTTCGGTCATCATCTCAGCGCCAAGGTAGGGCCGATCCAAGACTGCAGTACTCATCAGTGCTCAACCCTCACAATCAGGCGAGAAACGCCTACCGTATGACCTACGCGCACTAGGCCAGTCGTGCCGCCGCCAGCTACTGAAGTAGCAACAGTAAGCGTCGGTGACGAGCCTGTGAGCGAGGAAGTAGTCGTTACTGCCACTACATCTTCCGCTGCTAAGGTGCCACCGAAAGTCAACAGAAGCGGAGCGCTGGCAACAGGGCCACCAGTGACAACAACATCACCGGGAGCAAGGTTAGACAACGCCTCCAAAGCTGCCTGCACAGTTGCAGCATTAGCGTTCCACTGGATTGCAGTGGTTGTTTGTCCCGCGTACGTGATTGTGAAGGTGCCACCGGAAATAGTGCCGCCACCAGTAATCGTTTGTGCCTCAGACAAACCCGCTTCAACATTGCCTGCCGTGTCAGAGTAGTAAACCGTACCGGCTTTACCAAAGTCGACTCCAGGCTCACCAATGGTGGGTCCAAATTCAACAATCTCACCGGAAGTCATGACGTCGATAATCTCACCGGCTTTACGTGCCTTTGTGAGAACAAGAACGCCAGTGACGCCAGATTGACCGGCACCCTTTACCGTTCGTCCGGAGGAATCGTGCCCAACGCCGAGAATGCGCTCAACATCATCCGTAAGGTAATCTGCTGCTAGGGGAGAACGGTAACCTCCGTTCTTAGGGTCGTACTTATCGTACCTACTCACTGTTCACCTTTCAGTCCCGTAGGGAGTACCCTAGCAACCGTACTAAATACGGCTTGCGAGTGCAGGGTAGTTTTCAGCCAGTGCTTTACGGTCGGTTTCTTGCCCTCCGCCGCCACTGGTACCGCCCTGACCGGGCTGAAAGCCTGTTGGCCCACTTCCGTTATTCTGTTGTGTGGCTCCGTTTTTGGTGCCATTTTTGCCGTCGTCTGTGGTATTGTCTTTCTTCAACAGGAACGGATGCTGCTTAGCAACTTTGGGTAAGGAGGCTTTAATGCCTTCGACTCGACCCTGTTCATCAACCTTGACAACTTCCGGATCGAGCTGCTGCGCTACCATTTCCGGATCGTGCCATTCATACCGCGTGTCGTCGCGAATTGCTCCAATGATGGCTTGCTTAGTCATTGTAGCCCGTAGTGTAACTATGGTTTCGTCGCGGTCTGAAACGTCTTTCTTTAGTGCGTCATTCTCATCTAGCTTTGCACGCTCTGCTGCAGCCTCTTTGTCCTTTAGCGTCTTTGCTTCTGCGGCAGCGTCTTTTGCCTTTTTCTTCTCGTCGCGGGCTATGCGTCGCATCTCTTTTGCTGTATAACCCTTGTACTCATCATCATCGTCATCAGAGTCATCATCATCGTCGGGAGGCGGATCAGCCTTACCTCCATTTTGAGTCTGTTGACCACCCTTACCCGAATTGCCTTGAGTACCACCGGAATTCGCGTTTCCTCCAGAAGCTCCCTCACCATCGCCACTTCCGGGGTCTGTTTTAGTCTTGTCATCTTCGCCGCCAAACGGAGTAATGGGCCAAAGGGCGAAACTTGCGTTGGATTTCATTGGAACTCTAGCCTTTTCATATTCAGAATGGAAGCCGTTGCGGCCGATGATACCCCATGGGGCACGCCATCGCGGCGTTCGATGGTGAAGATTTTCGTCAGAGTCTAGGAAGCGTTCGCATCAAGCGTACCGCTACTAATGAATTCATCAAGATACGCGTCAAAATGCCCCATGAACAATTGATTATCAAATGTGTCATCGTCGTCCACTTCAGGAGTAACGAAACAGCGACAGTTCGGGTGTGGCTTATCCGGTATGTTTTCTACGGGAAACAGCCCTATTTGCGCATAATCTTCACAATAATCGCCAGGATCATCTCTATGTTGTTTCGATAAGTTCCAACGCATTTGATGAACCCACGGCTGGTCTTGAGCACTTGCAATGGATTGTGCATGAAATGCGTTACCAATCTCAGTGCGTGCCAATCGTTTAGCCGCGTATGAGACGCCACCGATAACGTTGGGGGAGATGAGATCATGTACAGCCACTGCGATAAGATCAGCGCTATCACCACGAGCGAGCCCGTTATTAAGAGCCTTTGATACCATTCCATTAGCCAAAGCCCTAGTCTTGTAGACCCTTTGGCTCAGCGGTTGCTGAGTCGCTAACACCCGCGTAACCACGCTTTCGATGTTGCGTTGTGCGCTCTGGCGTAGCGACGCACTGTAATTGGCTCTATCAGCCTTGGTTTTGAAAAGCTTACCAAGCGTTCGTGTCTCGTGTGACAGAGCGGCATCAACTGCCGCCACTGCAGCTTTTCCGTTGTAACCCCTAATCAAATTGCCTACATCACCGAATAGTGAAGTCATCTCTTTGCGAATCTCTTTGTGTGCCAATGCAAGTTGCACGCGGCGCACAGCAGCACCTTCTGCAGTTGAACCTTTTAGTGCCAGTAGGCTTTTGTCAATTGCTGCCGTGGCATCTGCTAACGCCTGAAACAGGTCTTTGTCTGCCGACTTTTCAATGTCAAGATAACGCCCCAACCAATTGGATCTTAGTGCAGGCGTTTGAAATTGAAACAAATCAACTGCTGAAGTCATGTTTCCCTTAGGTACTCACTGTGGCTTCGGACACCCTACAGCATCACAGTTTTCCCGTTGTGTCAGCTTACAGCTTGTGCCGTATTGCTGTCTTCACTTTCTGCCTCAAAAAGCACAGTGAAAGCCTTACCAACAGTAAACTGTTTGATGGCTTCCGTATCGCGCCCAATGTGCATTCTGATGGTGCCAGACGGTGTTGCTGATGCCCAATCTTTATTACGCCCATTGGCATAATCAGGCACCAAAAGAACCTCATCTGCGTTGTATCCTGAATTCTCAGTGATATTCTGCACCTTGAACTTTGCACTAATAGTCATGTTTTCACCTCCTCCCTAAACTTGTTCCAAAACACATGGTCCTGTGGCGCATAATGTTGGGAGACATAGAGATTGACGCTGTCCTTAGTTACAATCCAGTAGTCCCAATTGCGCTGTATGGCACCACATTTGATGCCTTCTAAGTCAGTACGGCTTGGATGAGTTGTTCCGCCTGGATGCGTGTGCCAAACGCCAGCGATAAAATCTGTACGGTCGCTTAGCTTTTCAAACAGCTGATTGCGATCCATCTTAAAATGCCTAGCAGGAGCTAGAGATACGTTGCGTATCTCAATAACATCGCCATCTTCCATAACAAAACCACAAGCCTCAAAAGGTGCAGCCTGCATCGCCCTGCGTAGCAGCCATTCTCGGGCATCATCATTCATTTTAGCCTCGCTGGGAAGGTATAAGGGAAACTGTCGTCTTTGGGATCACTACGCTTAGTACGTGATCGACGTGCAGTGTGCCGTACCGGCGACATTTTGCCCCTAACCTGTGTCATACTACGCAGAGTACGGCTACCAGTAACCCGTTGCCCTGCATAGCGTTTCATTTAAGCCTTGCGGCTCAACATTGGAGCAAAGGGTGCGGAAGCGCTACTCTTACTAAGCTTCTTTTCTCCCAATGTACCTTTGAGGCTACGTCCCTTCATGGGAATTGCCTTTGCATTAGCGCTGCTACTCTTGCCTTTACGTGCCATTTTCAATCTCCTATGCTGTGAACAAAATTGGGAACGCTTCAGGGAACTTGCCGTAGACCCTGGTGAACGGAATAGGAAAAGTAGCCGGAAACGCGCCAGGAACCCAAAAGCTAATTGGAAAGCTGGCCGGAAACGTCACTAGTACGCTCCCTTTGATTTACGCTTCTTGGTGCCCTTAGCAGTCTTGCTAGAGCTCTTTTTACGACCACCTCCCTTCGCGAAAGGTGCAGCCTTCTTGCCCTTAAAGTTTCCTACGTTTCCTCGTGCCACTATATCTCCCTCTGTTGCAATCACTTTCGCTTCTTGGTAGGAAGCTTGCGGAACCACTTCACTTTGCCGGTATCGCGGATATTCCTGTGTGCCATCTTCTTACCGACAGTCTTGTTTGTTGCCATCAGATAACGCATCTGTGCCTTTGACGTTATTCGGCGTCTCCTTTTGGCAGACATTCCTAGTGACCACCTTGACGTAATCTCATTTCCTTGGCAATTGCAATGTAACGACTCCCAGAAGCTTTTAAGTAGCTTCCTCGCAACTGCTGATCAGTCATTGATCGCGCTTCTGCACTGTAATCACGACTTTTGTGTTTAGACTCAGTAAATTTCACTTGATTGCTGCCCCGTCGTTTAGCAGCACTAGCCTGTTGAGCCCTTTTGAGTGCTTCCTGTTGGGCTGCACTTCTAGGTTTTCCGGCCATTTGCGTTCCTTACTGCGTCGTAAACTGTAGTTCGCCTTGGCCGTTGACCGAGGGATTAGTCATATCGGCTACTGTTGCATTGGCTTCCGTTGATTGTGTGCCCAAGCTTGTATCAGTGATCTTAGTTTGCTCTTCAAGCAACTTAGTTGTGAGTCCAGGGTCGTACTTGTAACCTAGCTTTTCCAGCTTTTGGCGTGCTTCGTCAATCAAAATCAAACCAGCAGTCTTGAGGTCAATGATTTCAGTGATTTCGGCAGTACGATCCACCGGCATTGGATCGCCAAATGTGGTAGTCCATACTGTTGCTAGGCTTTCGATGTCCTCGAATGCTGGCAACCAACCTTGAATCAGGTCATAGCCGATTTGGTCCCAACGACCACCTAAAGACAGTTCCTTGTCTTGATTTTCGGCCAAAATCGGCCCCATCTTAAGGGCCAAAGCTATTCCGCTTTGGGCCGTCGCGACATCTACAGTACCCACTGCCATATCCGGAAGCCCTAGGCCCGCTTCGGCATACTCATCCATGTACTTCAAATGATCCTGAAACGGTGCAACACTAGCTACGCCAGTAACACGTTGGAACGTATCACCTTCACCAATCTCAACAACGTTGCCTGGATGCAGCTTGTATTTCAATGGTTGTCCGTTCGGCCCTTCTGGTGGCTGTGCCGTAGTGACATATACACCTAATCCCTGGAGAACTAAACTTAGATCCTCATACGTGATTGATTGGTTCATGGCATTGATCAAATACTCAATGCCTGCCATTTGAGACATGCCCCAAGTACTGCCGTCGGGAATATTGTTGGAAATCAAATAGACTGGTAGCGTCGTAATTGATGGCGGCAAAGTCTTGAGCGGCATAATGATTGACACTGGCTTAAGCTCAGCAGGCTTGAGGAAACGGTCGTCCCATCCGCCAATCTCGAAAGTTCTAGTCTCACTAGTAATTCCGAGTGGCG